ACCGGACCAGGCGGCGTCGTACAAGCGCACAAAGCCTGCATTGACAGCAAAGCGAGCGTTATCCGCTTGTGTGATGTAGATCGGCACTTGCTTTTCAATTGTTTCTCCTTTTCCGATAATGGTTTTGATGCGGTCGACATACTTGATCTGTGTTTGCGTCACGACCATCTGTTGCGCCTTGGCGATCTTGAGGGTCCGTGCGGACTGCTCAGCGAGATAAGCAATGTGCTTCTCCCCTTCCACCTGCCTGCCCTTGTTATAGACGATGGTGCCGAACACTGCGGCGGCTGAAATTAACGTCAACCACCGAACCCACACCGGCAAGATAATTGTCAAGAGATTCATGCAATCCCCACTTGGTATGACGCCTTGCCGTTATCAAATACGGCTGTCAGCACCTGTTGACGCGGCGTCCCATCCGATAGGCCAATATGTACCCAAGTGCCTTCATATATGAGCTGATCAAAGGCGATGCCACTGGCTTTGATGGCATTGGCGAGTTGTTTCGGCGTGACACCCGGACAATTGATGTCTGCCGCCAAGCCCGACACATGAGCGCTTTTACTGGCGCCACCGACAGCCCGATTGACGGCTGGCGATCGATAGCCGCTCGATACCGAAACTGGCTTGCCTACCAGGGCCCGCACCTGCTCCAAGGTCTCGGCAACACGCTTGAGATTCTTCTGTATGACAGGCGGCGGCGAGTTATCCAGGCTGTTGCGGATCGCCGTTTGCGAAAACGCCAGCTCTTCCAACGTAAAATGAGGACTCAGATTCATGGTTTTTCCATACAGTTGCATTGATGCCACCGGCGCCAGAACCATACGGCCAGAATAGCTACGGAAACATTCGACAATACTTCTGATTGTTCACTCCAAAAACCAAAGGCGTCCGGCCGCATGATGTTCACAAAGGACGTAATCGCTACCAGGGATAGTGCGGCAGTACCGAACACCTGCGTTTCCAGATGCTTGTTCAGGACCGCCCATAAACAAAACACCAATAACACCAGATTAGCTAGCGTATTAATTAGTTGGATCATTTTTTGCTCCCAGATACCGGCGCTTGAGCGTGCCGATGATGTCCGCTTCGTTGATTTCCTTAAACACCTCGCGCGCGGTCGCCAGCGCAAATAGGCCAACCAGAAACTCAATACCTGAGTGAGCGCGCGTGCCGCTGACGGCGAACCAATCGATCATCACCGGCGCAATATAGATAGCGCAAGCCAGGCCGGCCGCGAAACTGGACAGCTTCTGCCACCAGCTCAAACCCTCGCCCAAGAATTTCAGGGCAACCGCAGATCCTACTGCGCCAGGTAACAGCGGCAACAGGTATTTCGTGATTGCCAGCCAGACTGCGGCTAGCGTGCTCGTTGGTTCTGCCATGACTCTTTCCATAAATGATCTGTGCCAGCGGAAGCGATGGCACACACCATCTTTCCCCTAACGACTGATTGCCTTACCTAGTCCCCCTATCGCCTTGATGACCCCATCCAGACGCCCCACTAAGGCAAGCTGCACCTTTTGTTCTAACTCCCGATTCTTCACCCAGGTGTCAAATGCTTTCGATTCCAAAAAATCCCGTGCATCCGATATGCCCATGCGCATCGCGTCTGGAAAGGAGGTGCTTGAATATAAACTCAAGCTAACTGCCATATTGCGCAGGTTTTCCAGTAATTCTCTTCGCGAAGTCGCTGACGCAGGCTGAAACTGGAAATCGCGCAGGAGGCAATGACTCTGCCTCCGATCCCTCATGTGGTAATGCTGCGAATCCCTCGTCTATTTCAACCGTCTCGAAGAAATGCATCAGCAGCTTGTTACCTCGTTGACGCATCGCGTATAACCCCAAGAATTCCGATTCCGGGTATTCGCTGATAATCTGCATACGGCTTTTCAACCACTCCAGGTAGTTCAAGGAATCAAGCGCAGGATCCGGCGCCAGCTCGCCCACCCGTAACAGTTGTGCGGCCATCGCGCCCACCATCCAATGCAACTGACCGGCCACTTTCGGGATATGGCCATGCAATTGCTCAATGGCTTCCGCCATCGCCCCTGTCACCGGCGAGATCTGCCATTCGTCGCCGCCGTGGCTGCCAAGAGAGATGGGGAAATCAGGTATGTCACGGCTGACATTCAGGTAATCCATGTAATACCCGTCGCCCAGCATGAAATTGGCGCCACCGCCCTCTTCTCCTGTGGTGTGGGCCAGGTAATGGCCAACGACCAGCATGCGCTCTTGCACCGTCCAGTTTTTTGGATCGGTGACATGGCGCTCGGTCGGTGCATCTGCTGACTCGAGGACCATCTGCAAGAAAGTCGTGGTCGATTCTTCGAAACGCTCGGGCGGCACGGCGACCAGCGCGCCGGCGTTCACAATGGAGAGCTCGCGCAACTTGACCGCGAGGCGACGTGTTCGGAGGGGTGAGAAAGCAATCATATAATTCGAGAATCCTTAATTAATTGGACGAATAGGAACCTGGCCCCATGATCTTCTTCAGATCGTCGCGGTCCAGCGCGGTCAAGGTCGCAAGCGTCAAGGGAATGGTGATTTCTGTGTAATAGCCATCCTGATCGATAGGCGCGTCAATCGGCTCGCCGATCGTCTCGATCACCATCGGCGCCAAGGTGCGCTGCTTATACTGAAAACCGATCAGCTGCGGCGCGACGGACGGGAACATGCTGTTGATCGCGCCGTCGATCCCATCGCCGCCGCCGGCGGCACGCCCGACCAGGCTGTCGCCGCTGAGTTTCTGCGGCAACGCCCAAGCCCATAGCTGTTGCAGCGGCGCTGCCACTTCCCTTTTGGGATCACTGAACGCGCGGAACACCAATGACACATTGATTTTTATGGGGGGCATGCCGGTAAAGATCTGGGTCGAGTTCAACTTGGTGATGCCGGTGCGGCCTTCAAATTTCTTAATATTGCGTTCTATGGCGCCAACGTCGGTATTGCCTGACGCCGACTTCGATTTTCGACCGAAGAACGAGTAAAAATCATTCATTCCAGGCAGTAGCGCCCCCGACTGCAGCATGGCAATTAAGGCCGGCGCTTTGCTATCTGGGCTGCTCTGCTCGAATGGCGACTGCCAATTCAGGGTTGCTTCCATATTGCCGCCGGCGGTCACCGGCGCATGCACCTCAATTTGCTCTTGCCCTTCCCGCAGCCCCTTGTTATCTACTGGATAGATTTTGGCGATCAAATGCTCGGAGAGCCCTAACCACTGGGAACCGAGGATTTGCTGGTCTGCCGTCGTGCCTTGCTCTGGCGCTGTCATATTTCTACCCGACATAAAATTGCGGGCAGCCGATCCACCTGGCTGCCCGCTGTGTTGAAGTGTTAATGCAAACTGGGAACGATTACTTGCTCAAGCCCATCTTCCGATTCAGCCGCATCGATTTCATGCGACGCATAGTGGCGCTGGCCGTGTGCGCCTTCATCTGCGCCTTGCGTATGCTGACTTTCTGCTTGGCCGTCAGGCGGACGCGGCCCGAGATCCGCTTGTTGATCCGCACTTTCTTGCCCTTGCGGATCACCATGCGCTTCTTGTAGGTGGCGTCCAGCACCGCGTCGCTGCCCTCGTCGCCAAACACAAAATTGTCGATATCGACGCTCGACGCCTCATCGCCATCCGGCAAACTGGCGGCCAGAATATCCCGAATCCGGTCTGCTGCTGCTTCGTCCCAATCGTTCAGGAGCTTGCTGCAATCCTCATCCGAGACGCCCTTCTCGCCCAGGTAGTCCCAGGCGAATTCCAATGCTGTCTCCAGCACGTCGGCTTCGTCGTCGCTCAGCTCACCGTCTTTATTCGCGTCCACCAGGCCGACCATATTCGCCAGGAGGCGATCAGCCAAGGTTTCGTCTTCATCCAGATCATCCGTTTCGATCCATTCCTGGATGGTTGATGCCGTACCCAGCGCGATATGTGTCGCGGCGTAGTCCGCCGCGGCATTGCTGTCTTCGTCATCGGATGCTGAATCCAGTACCGCCTGCCGGCCTTTATGCGCAACATCCTTGCCAAAGAAGGTATTGCGGATCGCTGTTGCAGCTAAATGACTCATCTTCTTCCTTTCATTTTGTAAAGCCCGATTAGCGGGAAAGTGTTTGGGTAACGAACGTTTGGCGATTGGTGCCGTCGTACTTCAAGGAATAGGACACGTCCATGCGATCCGCCGGCCGCAGCGCATTGGGTTGCACCACGTACTGAAACGCTTCTCCGTCCATCTCGGTGCTGGGCACAATCCATTTCGCGGTTTTAGCATCCTTGAACAGCTTTTTGAGAAAGGCATCCGTCTTTTTGACGGACACTTCCATGGGAAGCTGCAAGGCCTCTTTGGCAAAGCGCGTGACCCAGTCATCGATCGAGCTGGACATATCGGCCACCGAGATCAGCTTTTTCATAGAGACCGCTGTTTTGGCGCAAGTCAGCGAATCACTGAACACGTATTTGCCGCCACCGTTGTATTTGACGTAGATCACCGGATTAATCTTGGCATCCGCCAGATCGCTCAAGTCGTCGTCAGGCGTATGGATCTGAACAATGCCCGTTCTATCCAGCGGCCAGTTTTTGCCGGCAATCGGATAGTTTTTAGGCGCAAAGCCATTGGCGTCAGTCTGGGCATTGCGCAAGCAGCGCCGTGCCACGTTGTACGCCGACGTGCCGAGCACCACTTTCCCGTTCAAGCCCAGCGGGTCGTCAGACTTCAACGGCGCCCAGTACGCCTGGCAGTAGTGAGAATCGAAGTTCAGTTGCGCAATGAAAGCTATGGCCGCTTCCGGCGACAGCGTGCCAGGGACATCCCAGGCAAATTGCCGATTCGCGTCATAGGCCAGTTGCGCCAAGGCAGACAGCAGCGCCGGCGCATGTGAACCACCACTGACGATATAAGCGTAATCGTGCTCGGTCTTTTGCAACAAATCCCGCGCACGCGCAAAATCCGATACACCGTAGGCGGTGCTACCCTCGGTAAAATAGGCCATTACCGGAGAAATGGCGAACCTGGGCCGGCCATTAGCATCCCGCCCATACGCATTAGACGTAGGCGCAATCTGGGCATCACCACCGACCAGCACCTCAACGTTGTCGGTCGTGCGCTCCACCACATCGGGCAAATAGGCGCTTTGCTGATAGTCGTCCAGCTCTTCCGGATTGAGTGATCCAACAAATTCGTAGAGCGTATTGTGGTCTTTGTCGCGTAAACGCAGCGTCACCATGCGATTAGCTACCGGAGCGCCGTTCTCCGTCACCGCATCGGCATGCAACTCGACCACCACGCCGTCGTTGTAGCACTCAAGATGCTTTACAGATAACAAAAATGGTTTATCGGTCGGCACATCAGTAGCAACCGTAAATTGCAAGTCCATTGCCGGGGCCTCCGGCTGGGTCACGATGATGATCGACAGCACGGCAGCATTGGTTGTCAGCCGCTGCACCACTGCTGACGCCGCGCCCTTCTGTAAGGCCTCATAGACGTGGATATGTGCCTCGTTCAGCGCCGACGCGCGCAACGACTCACCGCGGCCGAGCTTCTTTTGGAAGTTGCCGCGATTCACCCGGAACGGCTTATCGATGCGCCCGCGTGTGGCGCGCATTATGATGCCGAACACCTGATCGGAGTTATCCGGGGCATAGCCATCGGTCATATCCCGCAAGGGATTCAATTGGACACCAGATTGAGAGCCAAGCTGCCGGTTAAAAGCAGTAGACATAGAAATTCCTTATTTTTTGTCGATATTCGACGCGTCGTCCGCTACGGTGTTCGCCGGCGATTTTGGTTCCGTCGCAGCCTTTTTCTGGCCTTTACCGCCAGCAGGAACCTTGGCGGTCACCTCATCAAGTTGGCCGCCGTCCAGCGCGTCCAGTGCCATCGCATCGCCCCATTGGTTCAGCTCCGACAAGGAATCCACATCCGACGCAAAGCGCGTCAGCTGGGCGTGATCCTTGAACGTGACCTCGATCTGGTTGTCTGGCGCACTGAAATTCGGCTTCAGCTCGGCCCGGATATCTGGAAATACC